TGAGCTTTTTGAGCGCATTACAACCAGCAAAGTAAACGAGTCTGTGCCTTACTCTTTTCAAGGTCTGAACTCGAAAACCCACGGAATCCGAAAGGGTGAAATTGTGACCATAGCGGCTGGCAGTGGTATCGGCAAAAGCGCCGTCACCAAAGAGCTAGCTTATCATCTCCTCACCAACACCGACAAGAACATCGGATACATCGCGTTGGAGGAGTCCATTGAACGAACAGCGAACTCAATCATAGGACTCGATATGAATAAGATGCTTCATTTGGAGCCTATCGTGGTGAACGACGATTACCGCAAAAGCTTCGACAAGACTGTAGGCAGCGGTCGCATCTTTTTCTACGACCATTGGGGCAGTCTTGAGAGCGACAACCTTCTTAGTCACATTCGTTACATGGCAAAGGCGCTCAACGTTGAGTACCTTGTGTTAGACCACCTGTCTATTGTCGTGAGCGGCCTTGATGGCGACGAGCGCAGAATCATTGACTCCACAATGACCAAGCTTCGCGCTCTAGTCGAAGAGTGTCAGATTGGGTTGATACTAGTCAGTCATCTCAAGCGACCGGAAGGGCGAGGCCATGAGAACGGCGCCGAGACCACGCTGGCTCAGCTTAGAGGAAGCGCAGCCATAGCTCAACTAAGTGACATTTGTTTGGGACTGGAGCGCGACCAACAAAACGCAGAGACTCGGAACCAAACCAACGTGCGCGTTCTGAAGAACCGCTTCAGCGGTGACACGGGTCTAGCCTCCGTTCTGGCGTTCAGTCACATAACCGGACGACTTTCAGAAACGGACCTACCTAGCTCCGAAGACGACTCAAACAACAACAATACCCCGTTTTAATGGAATACAACAGTGACTTTAGATATGACCTCAAAGTTGGCCAAGTGGCTGAACAAGCGCTCGCGAGCATTTTCGAAAACAAAAAAGTCGAGGTCAAGCGAGACCTTAAGGCTAAAGTTACTGGAAACCTATTTATCGAATTTGAATCGAGGGGAAAACCGTCTGGAATTACCGTCTCAGAAGCGGACTTTTGGTGCTTCGCGCTGGAGGACTGCTTTGTTATTCTTTCTTCGGAGAAGCTCAAACAGCTAGTCGAGCCTTTAAAAGGAACTGACAGAGAAAAAAGAGGCGGAGACAAGAACACCTCAGTCGGGGTTCTCCTCAAAGTCACCGACCTAGTTACTACACAACCAAAATGAATGACACGCACTACAAGAAGTACTGCGAACTCCCTCGCGGGTTCCACGAAGAGTTCGACAGAGCTTATGTCAGGTTCTGGGAGCAAAGAAACCTTCCAGTCCCTCAAGTCAATTGGAACCAACGCGACAAACCCAAAGCGAGCTGGACGAGACCAGTCTCCGCTTCGACACACAACAACTAAACACAACACATGAAAAAAATAGTAATCGACATAGAAACCAACGCCATCGAGTGTTGGGCTACCCTCAAAGGGCTGAAGCAGATACACTGCATAAGCGTCCTAGACACCGCCACAGATAAAATCACCTCTTACAACTCACAGGTAAAAGGCTCGATAGAGACAGCTTTCTCTGTAATAGGCGCAGCAGACGTAATCATTGGCCATAACTCCATTGGCTTTGATTGGCCAGCTATGGTCAAGATGGACACAGAGGGTTCTCTTTTGTTGAACCCTCCTTTCGTCATTGATACGAAGGTTATGGCTAAATGCGTGTATCCTGACCTCAAGACTAACGACTTTAGAACTTCTGCTGTTGAGCCTAAGCTCGCAGGAAGTCACTCGCTGAAAGCTTGGGGCATGCGACTTGGCATTCAGAAAGACTCACACGGCGAGACAGAGGACTGGTCTCAGTGGTCTCAGGCTATGCAAGACTACTGCGAGCAAGACGTTCGGGTGACTTATGAGCTTTACAAGCACCTAAACTCTAAATCCCCGAACAAGAACGTCTTAATGCTGGAACACAAGTTCGCCTCTGCTATTCGCAATCAGGTAGAGACAGGGTTCCCGTTCGACGAGAAGAAAGCCGAAGAACTCGCTGCCAAGCTCATGCTGCGAAGAGTTGAACTAAAGGACGAACTAAACGAGCTGTTTCCGCCTACCGTGGTTGAGACCAAGACGCCCTCTGGTTGGTCAGTCGAGACAAACGGTAAGACATACACCGCAGTCACTAAGACAGCTCTCAAGTCTGAGCTGAAGAAGGCAGGAGAGAAGCAGACGTTAGCTAACAAGGCTACCAAAACTGGTAACAAAAAAGTTGAGGTTCCTTTCAATCCGGGGTCACGCGACCAAATCGCAGAGCGCTTGATAAAGAGTGGATGGAAACCTAGTGCATACGAAGGTAAGCGTCCGGCTATCAACGAGGCTGTGCTCAAAGCCATCGGAACACCAGAAGCTTTAGCTCTTTTAGAGTATCTCTTGATTCAAAAGAGATTGGGAGCCTTAGCCGAGGGCCGCTACGCTTGGATGGGAATGATTCAGAACGGTCGTATCCATGGGGACGTCGACTCTCTTGGGGCTTACTCTGGAAGATGCACCCATTCGAAACCTAATCTAGGGCAAATACCTGCTACAAGAGCGCCCTACGGTAAAGAATGCCGCTCTTTATTCAAAGCTCCAGAGGGAAAGGTTCTAGTGGGAGCTGACGCCTCTGGAATCGAGCTTCGCGTTTTGGCTAGTTACTTATCTCATTGGGATAAAGGAGCCTATGCCAAGACTATTGTAGAGGGTGACATTCACACAGCTAACCAAGAGGCTGCGGGTCTTTCTAACCGCGACGAAAGTAAAAAATTCATCTATATGTGGTTATATGGCGCTGGGGAGGCAGCAATCGGAGACATCGTCGGTGGAGGAGAAAGAGAAGGACGAGCGCTGAAGAATCAGTTTTTGGAACGCATCCCCGCAGTTCGCTCGTTGATGGACGCTATAGACAAGCGAGTGAAAAGCCACAGCACCATTAAGGGGCTTGACGGTAGGATTATCCCAGCTCGGGCAGCGTTTTCAGCTTTGAACCTACTTTGTCAGTCAGCAGCTGCTGTTATAATGAAAAAATCTCTGGTGCTGTTTTATGAAAAGGCGGCAGGTTTCGAGATGCACGCAAACGTACATGACGAGGTTCAATTTTCGTGCGACCCCGGTAGAGCAGACGAACTGGGCAGTTTGTTTGTTGAGTGCATCAAGGAAGCCGGAAAAGAACTAGGAGTCGCTTGCCCCTTAGACGGTGAGTACAAAATAGGAGCCAACTGGGCTGAAACACACTAGAACGATGAAAAAGATATACATAGACGGCGACATGGTAGCCTATCGAGCTGCCTTCTCTAGCGAGTATGAGACCAAATGGGACGAAGACCATTGGACTCTCCTGTGCTCAGAGACAGACATGAAAAGAGAGGTCAACACCTTTTTTGGTAATCTAAGGAGCAGGTTTAAGTCAGACGATTTGACCCCTGTGTTCTCTCCCTCTACCAACTACCGCTACGAGATTTTCCCGGAATACAAAGCTTCACGCAAGAAGAACCGCAAGCCTTTGGGCTTAAAATGGTTGATTGAGTGGATGACTGAGGAGTTCGGAGGAATCAAAGCTAAGAACATGGAGGCTGACGATTTGATTGGCATACTGTGTACTGAGCGCCCAAAGGAGACCATAGCAGTCTCAGGAGACAAGGACTTCGCTACCCTTCCCGTGTCTTGGTACAACCCACTCAAAGACGCACTGGTGAAGACCAGCGCTAAGGAGGCTGCTAAGTTCCACTTGGTTCAGACTTTAGCTGGGGACCAAGCTGACGGCTACTCAGGAGCCAAAGGAGTTGGAATCATTGGAGCGTATAAACTTATGGACAAAAAAGGATACAAGTGGGAGACAGTGGTGGGAGCGTTTGAAAAAGCGGGGCAGACAGAAGAGGACGCCCTTCTCAACGCGAGACTTGCTTATATCCTACAGAACAAAGACTACAACAGAGAGACAGAGGAGATAAAACTATGGGAACCTTCGAAGTAAATGACCCCAAGGGGGAAGCAGGAGCGCAAAAGGCTCCAATGCACCTCATTCCTCCAAAAGCTATGGAGCAAACCGCTTGGGTCCACAAACTAGGGGCTGATAAATACGGGCCTTATAACTGGAGAGACACAGGGGTCTGCGCGACTACTTACGTTTCTGCGATTATTAGACACCTGAACGCTTGGCGAGACGGCGAAGACTTAGACCCTGAGTCCGGTCGTAGTCACCTCGCTCATGTAGCTTGTTCAGCCAACATTCTCATGGACGCTGAGTACTGTAAGACGTTGCAGGACGACAGGTATAAGACTGGACGTGGTATATGTGAAAAACAACCCTCTTCTAAATGAACCAAGAGAGCTTTTATCCGCTCAATTCAGAGCTAGTTAAGGCTCTTGAGGAAAGATTCCCGATGCGTGACTTTGATAACAACGTCACGCTAAGGGAAGTTGACTATCATAACGGCCAGCGCTCAGTAGTCAACTTCCTCAAAGATAGACTAGAAGAGCAAATAGAATATTCGCTAACATCAATCCAAGACTAATATGTGTTTGTCCACTCCAGACCCACCGCCTCCCACCCCTGCTCCTCCTATGACCCCTCCTCCCATGAAGAAGGTCAAGAAAGTAAAGAACAAAGCCTTAGCCGATAAGGGTACAAAAGCTAAACGAGGAGGGCAGCGTTCTCTTGTAATCAACCGAACATCTCCTCAAACTGGCTCTCAGGGCAGCGGAGTTAAACCCTACTAAAAACAATGATTATCTACGGAAAAACAGTCACTAATCCGACTCAAGGCTCTACACATGAACTCGACTGGAACGGAAGCAAAGGAATGTTTGCTGTCTCTGGAACTAACTTCCAATCTTCCACTGTTAAACTTCAGCATAAGGTCGGCTCTATTTGGGTAGACATCGGGGATGACGCCAGCTTTACGGCTGACGGTGCTACTCTTTTCACTACGTCATCCAATAAACTGCGTGTAACAGTAAGCGGCTCTGGTTCAACTCTCGTCGCCGTAGCTGAAGTTCAGCCTGTTTACGAAAACAAAGCCCTCTAAGGATGTCTACCGCCGCTCTGACTTCGCCGTTGACTCAAAAGCTTACAGGAGACCTCTTTGGGTCAACGTTTAGCGTCCTCGGTATCAACCCGTTGCTGTATTTTGACGCACGAACCTCAATGCTGAACGCAGGGGGAAACCAAGCAGG